GGTCGAGCGTCCGCCGGCGAGGTCGTCTGCTGCGCCGATGCGCGTGAAGATGCGGTCGATCGGGCCGATGGTGGCCGCTTCGGCGGGCACGAAGGCGCCCACGTAGGCGAGCAGCACGACCAGCGCGGTCTGCCGCATGAAGGTCGACTTACCGCCCATGTTGGGGCCGGTGATCAGCAGCAGCTTGCGCGTGTCCTGCAGCACGCAGTCGTTGGCGACGAACTGTTCGACCTGCTGTTCGACCACCGGATGGCGGGCGCGCGTGAGTTCGATGCCCGGAACATCCGTCAGCGTCGGGCGCGACCACGACAACGCGTGCGCCCGTTCGGCCAGCGTGGCCAGCACGTCGGCCTGCGCCAGCGCGGCGGCAATACGCTTGAACTCGGCCAGGTGCGGCAGCAGCTTCTGCAGCAGCTCTTCGTAGAGCAGCTTCTCACGCGAGAGCGCGCGGTCCTGCGCGGAGAGGGCCTTGTCTTCAAACGCCTTCAGCTCGGGCGTGATGTAGCGCTCGGCATTCTTGAGCGTCTGGCGGCGGCGGTAGTCGTCGGGCACCTTGTCGGCCTGGCCGTTGGTGACTTCGATGTAGAAGCCGTGCACGCGGTTGTATTCGACACGCAGGTTGGCGATGCCGGTGCGCTCGCGCTCGCGGGCTTCCAGGTCGACGAGGAACTGGCCGCAGTTTTCGGAGATGTCGCGCAGCTCGTCCAGGTCGGCGTCGTAGCCGCGTGCGATGACGCCGCCGTCGCGCACCATCGCGGCCGGTTCGGCCATCACGGCGCGCTGGAGCAGCGCATGGGCGTCTTCGGGCACGGCCAGCGCGTCGCGCAATTCCGCCAGCAGCGGGGCGGCATCGGTTTGCGGCAGTGTTTCGCGAATCTCGGGCAGGCGGGCAAGCGTATCGCGCAGCGAAGACAGGTCGCGCGGGCGCGCAGAGAGCAGCGCCAGCCGCCCGGTGATGCGCTCCACGTCCGACAGCGTGCGCAGCGTCGCACGCAGCGTCTGCCAGTCGCTGCCGAGCAGCACCTCGATGGCCTGCTGGCGCGCCTGCGGCACCGCGCGATCGCGCAGCGGGTGATGCAGCCAGTGGCGCAGCAGGCGGCTGCCCATGCTCGTCGAGCAGGTATCGAGCAGTGAGAACAGCGTGGGCGATTCCTGCCCGCGCAACGTCTCCGTCAGCTCCAGGTTGCGGCGCGTGGCGGTGTCCAGGCCGATGAACTCGCTTTCGTGCTCGACCGTCAGGCCGATGACGTGGCGCAGCGACTGGCCCTGCGTGGCCGCCGCGTAGTTCAGCAGCGCACCGGCGGCCGCGAGCGCGGCGGTCAGCGTTTCCGCACCGAACGCGACGAGGCTGGCCACGCCAAGTTGCTCGCGCAGGCGGCGCGCGCCGGCGTCCACGTCGAAGTGCCAGTCGGGCAGGCGTGTGCGGGCGGCGTCGTACTGGATGGTGTTGAGCGTGGCGTCATCGGCCAGCACTTCAGCGGGGCGGATGCGTTCGAGTTCGCGTTCGAGCTGGTCGGGGCTGCACTCCATCACGCGCAGCTCGCCGCCGACGAGGTTCAGCCATGCCAAGCCGATCAGCGGCGCGGCACCGCGCTTGCCCGGCATGTGCGCAATGGCCAGCAAATGGTTGTTGACCTTGTCGGAGAGCAGCGCCGCATCCGTCAGCGTGCCGGGCGTGACGACGCGTACGACCTTGCGCTCGACCGGGCCCTTGGTGGTGGCCGGGTCGCCGATCTGTTCGCAGATGGCGACCGATTCGCCGAGCTTGACCAGCTTGGCCAGGTACTGCTCGACAGCGTGAAACGGCACGCCCGCCATGCGGATCGGCATGCCGTTGGAGCTGCCCCGCGCCGTGAGCGTGATGTCGAGCAGGCGGGCGGCTTTTTCGGCGTCTTCAAAGAAGAGCTCGTAGAAGTCGCCCATGCGGTAGAAAACGAGCGTGTTCGGGTGGCCCGCTTTCAGACGCAGGTACTGCTGCATCATCGGGGTGTGCTTATCCAGCGGCTGTCCTGCGTACAGTGGCTCTCCAGCACTGTTCATGGCGAAACCCGCGCCAGCATTCGCTTTTTCGGCGTTGCCGCCAATCTCTTTGATACCGTCCACGCTCGTCGTCACTCGCCTACACTCGGGTTGTTAGCGTAGGTTTTTGTCGTAAGATCGCTGAAAAGCTACGCTGATCGCGGGAGCGATTTAGCAGCAAAACCTACGCCGAAACCTACCAATGCTCTTCGATGCTCGTGCCGCCAAGCTCTTGAAGCCTGGCGAACATATGATTCTTGATAGTCACCCCGGCCTGCGGCTGGTCTGCACTGCAAGCCGCAGGACGTGGATCTATCGCTACAAGTCGCCCGTAACGGGGTTAATGCGCCAACGGAAAATTGGCGCTTGGCCCGCCATGTCTGCGGCGGCCGCCATCGCGGAGTGGGAAAAACTTCGCGCCGCACGTGATGAGGGGCGTGAAATTGCCGCCGAGAAACGCTCGAATCGAGCGCCGCTGAGCGCTACGAGGTCGGCGACGATTGTACCGGAGCAAGCTCCGTATTCAGTCCGGCAAATCTGCGATGACTACCTGGTCGGACACATCGAGCGGTATCGGAAGCTGAAGGGCGCGAACGAAGTCCGCAGGATGTTTGACACCATGCTCGGCCCGATCGGTCACCTGCAGCCGGAGGAGGTGACGCGAGCTCGGGCCTTCGATTTTTTGAACATTTATTCGGCGATCCCCGTGCAGGCAAGCAAGCTGCGGACCGAGTTGGGGGCTGCCTGGGACTATGCGTACGACTCGGGGCGGCTGGCCGATTCGGTACCGAACTGGTGGCGGCAGATCATGCGCGGGCGGCTGCGTAGCGCAGGAAAGCGAATCGAGGGAAAGACTGTCGGAACAGCCAAGCGAGTGCTGACCCCAAACGAGACAGGCGAGCTGCTTCGCTGGCTGCCCAATTTCTCGGAGACTATCTCCGACGTGTTGACTCTCTACCTCTGGACCGGGACGCGAGGCGGGGAAATCATGGCGATTGAGGGGCAGGAAGTGTCAGAGGAAGAGGATGGGCTTTGGTGGACGATTCCAAAGTCCAAGACAAAGAACGCCAAGCGCCCTGGAGCGACAGATTTGCGGGTGCCCCTTATTGGGCGAGCTAAAGCCATCGTGGAACGGCGCCGTGCTCAGTTCGGAGATGGCTTCCTGTTCCCATCGACTGCAACCGGGCACATCGAACAAAAAGTCGTCCAGTCCGGTGTGTATATGCGTCAGCCATACGCTAAGACCCTGCCAAAAATGAAGCGCACGCGGCTGCCAGTGACGCATTGGGCTCCGCATGATTTGCGGCGCACTGCGCGCACCATGTTGGCAGCGCTGGGCTGCCCTCGGGACATTGCTGAATCCATCATCGGTCACATGCTGCCTGGCGTGGAAGGCGTCTACAACCTCCATTCCTATGATGCAGAAAGGCGCGCCTGGTTGACGCGCCTTTCAGACCGGTTGGAAGAGCTGGCCGCAGCGTCTTAACGCTGATTCCGGCTGCTGTTCGGGGGAGGGGGAAGTTCTGATACAGGGCGGCCCTCGGCCCATTCCTGCACCTCGCGCAGCAACCAGCCGACGCGCCGCGATGAAATGGCGCGAGGCTTCGGGAATTTCTGCTCGCGTACCAGTTGTTGTACGGTTGTTTCAGATAGCGCGACAGCAGCGGCTACGGACTGAAGATCAAGGTAGATGACGGGCTTCACTTGCATTGCGATTTACTGTTTTCGGTATGTCTTGATTTCTTGCTGCGAAAGCTAGCGACGGGCGCGGGATGAAACGCTCACGCCTTGCTTTGCCGTCCTGACTCAAACACCCAGCACTTCACGGTCTCCGATCGCTTGGGCAGGTGCAGGTATTCGCGGTTGTGATGGGCGTTGATGGCGCTGTTGACCGCGCGAATGTCCACAAACTTTCTCTGGCGCGAGGTTTTCAGCACGCGTTTGAGGTCTTCGATCGGCGGCAGCTCGATGCGGCGCTCGCCGGCGGCCTGTGCCATGTGCTGCAGATTGATGGCGATGAGGCCGGCGCCGCGCGCATGGTTCAGGATCGGCCTGTCATCGTCGGCCGACTCGATGAAGTCGTAGACCTCCCAGAACTGCTGCACGTGCTTGTGGTCCGCGCTGATCGCCTGCTGACGTGCCGCCGCCATGCGCGCGAGCTCATCCAGGCTGGCAGCGTGCTGCTCGTCGGTGAGTGGCAACACCAGGCGTAGGGCGTCGACCAGCGCCATGATCTGAGCGTGGTTCTTCGCCAGACGGACGTTCTTGACGTCTGATCGCTGCAGCAAGGCGTTCTCGTGCACGGCCACGCGGGCGTCGAACGTCTTCAGTACGCGGCTCTCGGCCATCACGGCCGCCACCAGGAAGCTGGACACATCCTCCACCGCGATGCGCTCCAATGCCTCGGCAGCGGCGCGCGTCGCCGGTGTCTGTGCCGACCGGTCGCAGTAGATGTGCACAATCCGCTGCAGCACCGCGTCGCTCGCGCTGACTTCGGCGTTCTGGCTGATAACGATGGCGCCACGGAACGGCGGCTCATAGGTTTCGTTGCCGCCGTTCTTGACGCCACGCGCACGGGTGCTGCGCCCGTTGTAGGCCGTTTTGAGCTCGTCCCAATCAAAGCCGCGCTGCTTGGCGCCTTCTTCGCCGCGATCACCCTCGATGAGCACCACGGGTAGGTTGGACACCTGCGCGAAGTTCCGCGCCCGCGCTGCAAGGGACGACTTGCTCGGGTCAAAGCCCTCATAGTCGCGGCGGCCGCACAGCTTCCACAGGAACTCGATCAGCGTGGTCTTGCCGGCGCCGGGCTCGCCCACCAGCTCCAGGAAGGGATAGCTCTTGTGGGCCAAACGGATCTGTTCCGCGAAGAGGCTCCCAAACCAGAACGCCAGCGCCACAACGCCCTTTGCACCAAAGGCGTTCCAGAGCAGCGGCAGCCATTCGGTCGACGCAGCCTTGAGGTCCGTATTCAGCGTGAGATTGGCGGACTGGCTGATGGTCTTGATGGCCAGCTTCCCCACGTCGAAGAAATCTTCGTCATTGACGCGGTACAGCCGGCCGTCCTTGATGGCCACGTCACCGTAGACGTAGCAGCCGTATTCCTTGCTGTAGCCGAGGTAGTCGATCGTCTGCACAGTCGGGATGCGCGCGAGCTGACGCGCCAGGTAGCCATCGAGCTGGGTGCCCGTGCCGGTGTACATCGCGCCTGGCGCCACGCCCAGCAGGCGCTTCTTGAACTCGCTGCTACTGGCGATCTGTGCGCTGGTGAAGGTGGCCTTGATCGGCTCGCCATCGTGCGGAAACGCCACGCGGAAGTAGTACCAGGACTCGTCGGTTTGGGGGCTCGCCTGGTAATACAGCGCCGTGGGCTGGCAGTTGGCCACCATCTGCACGACACTGGCGCGCAGCACGGCGTGCTGGCGCACGTCGTCATCGGGCATGTCCGGGTGGGCTTCACGAACTGCAGAGGTTTCGCGCTGAAAGGCGTCGAGCTCCAGCTTGAACCAGTACAGCCGGTTCTTGAAGTCGAACGGGAATTGCGCGTCGCCGTTGCGGTGATAGATCAGGCGTGCTTTCTCGGAGGCGCTGCCGGCCGTGAAGAGGTCGCCCAGGTAGCGGTACTCATCCAGATCACGCGTCGACAGGCGGTCGCGCTGGTGCAGCTCGTTCCAATCCAGCTTGAGCTTGCCGGCCTGCTTGGGCAGCGCAGCGCAAGCGGTCCAGCCGTCCGAGCGGGCACGCTCGATGTGCTTCGCCATGTAGCGGCGGCCAGCGCGATCATCATCGAGCGCCCACACCAAGCGCGGGCGCTCTCGTCCTGCTGCGCGGCATTGCTCGGCCAGCGCGATCAACGCAGTGGTCGGATAGTTGACACAAGACAGGAGCGCCACGGCGGCAATGCCGTGATGCAGCAGTGCGATCGCATCGAAGATGCCCTCGACCAGCCACAGCTCGCCGGCGTCGGCCGGTAGGCTGGGCGACTGCCACCAGGTGCCGCCGTATTGGCCGTGGAAGGTCGCCTTGCGATCGCCGAAGCGCTCAGGCTGATCGATGATGCGTTCCCAGTACGTGCCACCAGCCAGCGGGAAGCGCACCGTGGCACTCCCGATCTTGAGTTCGTGGCTGTAATAGCTCTCCTGGACATACCAGCCAGCGATGCGTGCCAGGTCGAAGCCGCGGGCATCGCGCAGATAGGCGTCGGCGGCCGCATTAGGCGCCTCCGGCGTACGCACATAGCGATCGCTCCACGACGCGAAGAGTTCGGGATAGAGCTCCTTGACGTGATATTCGGCGGCGCACTTGTTCAGGCGGTTGCAGCGCACGACCCACGGAGCCTCGGAGAAGGCCCACAGCGAGCGCTTGCCACAGGAGGGGCACGTGCCTGCCTCCAGCTTGTTGTGGCGCTCCTTGAAGCCGTAGTCGAGTAGCAGCCGGGAATTGATGTCCGCAGCGAGGGTTGGGTTCATGGTGTACAGCGTGGGGAAGCGGTTTAGCAGGGCGAGCTTGCGGGCGCGACATTGGGCACCCATTCGACGCCATTCCAGCGGGCGAAGCGTGTGAGCTCCGCGTAGTAGTAGTCGCGGCCCGAGCGGCGCCAGACGGGAATCGGTGCGCCACGCAGCCACCGATTGATGATTTCGTGGCCGATGCGCTCCACTAGGTCGCAGAGGCTGGGGTCACCAAAGGAGCCCGGCCAGGTCTGTGCGATGTACCAAGCCATGGCGACGGCCTGGTCGCTCATGCGCGGCAGGTCATCGGTGTTGAGGTTGAAAGGGAAGCGGTCGTTCATGTTCGTCAGAGAGGGAAAGTCAGTCGTCCAGGTCGCCGGCAGCGCGGCGTTTGAAGTCCATCCGGGCGGTGGCCATGCGGCGCCGTAAGCGAGGGGCCAGAGCGGCGGCAGTCGCTGCCACCGCTTTACGCACCGGCGCCGACAGCGCCTCGAAGGGCACCGACAGACGCAGGTAGCGGTGCGCCCACCGCTCGTCGTCTTCCGTGATGAGAGGCCTAGCCATGGCGGGCGCGGGTCACGAAGCCACGCCACACGCCGTGGCCGTAGCAGACGGTGAAGAACAGGCTGGCGGTGAACATGCCGGGCTCAGCGGTGACGTGGGTCAGGTACAGCCAGGCGGGCTGGCCCAGCCGGCCCACCAGTGCGCCCCAGCGCTGCGTGTGCGCGGCGTAGTTCAGCAGGGCGACCGACACCAGCGCCGTGGTCAGCATCCAGAGGTTGACGAGTGCGAGCATCACGCGGCCCTCCGTGCGGGACGGGCAGACGCACCACGCGGATCGATGCCGCGCTGGCTAAGTACCAGGAGCAGTGCATCGATGCTTGAGCGGGCCAGGACCAGGAAGCGTTCGTGCACACCGGTGGTGCTAGTGACGCGGACCACGAAAGCGAGAACAGGCTGTTGCATGGAGGTGACTCCAAATTCAAGGCAAAAAAATCCCCCTCGCGCCCAACGGGCACGAAAAAGACTGCGAGGGGAAATCAGGAAAGGGCTAGGCCGTCAACAGGTCTAGCTGCTGGGAACTACCCGGTAGCACGCGGGTGCGACCCACCGGCAGGTAGGCCTTGGGATTGGGCGCCATGGACGGCGCGATGGTGCGGATTTGCGAGACGATGGCCACGCATGTGTAGGCGCATTCTACGTTCGGGCACTGGACATACAACTCGCGCGAAAGCAGCGACACCGTGCGGCTGGTACGGATGTGCATGCGGGTGTCGCAGTGCGGGCAGACGAGTTTCATTTAGGGGTTCCTCCGCGTAAGTGCCGGTATGGCGGGATCGATAGGCCGAATGGGAATTCAGCGTTTCGCGGCAGGTGCGTCAGGGATGGTGAAGCCGGAGGCTTCCATGCCCTTAACGATCATGAGGCGAGCCATGCTGGAAAACGAACGGTTCTGCTCCATTGCCTTGGCCTCAAACACCACATGCTCATGTGGCAGCAGGCAGGTGACGATGCGTTGCTTGGTCAGAACACCGCGCGGGGAGCGGGATACCGGGGGTTTTGCGATAGACATGCCGATATACTTGTGTGAGTTAACTGAACACAATTATCTTTACGTATGTAAAGATCGTCAAGGCTATTTTATGGAAGATGCAAAAGGTTTTGGGGCGCGGCTGGAAGAAGAGCGGGCGCGACTAGGGCTGAGCAAGGGGGATATGGCACAGGCCGGTGGCGTATCGGCGCCAGCCTACAGCTTCTATCTGCGCGGCGAACGTATCCCTGACCTTGCTGCACTGGCTGCCTGGGCCGAAGCTGGAGCCGACCCCCTTTACATCGCCATCGGCCAGCGCATGCCGGCACTTCTTTCGCCCGAAGAGGAAATGATTCTCGGTGGCTATCGCAGGCTCGATGCGCGAGGCCGCGCGGGCGTGCTGGGCCTCATCAGTGGCATGCAGTCACCCGTGCGCGACAGCTATCACACGAAGTTTGCCGGCAAAGTCGGCCAGGTCATCGAAGGCAACTACCATCAAGACAAGCCGCTGACGATCAATGTGGGCGGCGGCAAGAAAAAAACAAAGCGCGCCAAAGAGGAATAAATAGCGCAGGTACGATGCCATCCCCACGGGGTGGGATGGCAATTGCAGGAGAGCACGTCGTAGAGTGCCGCCCCAATAACAACGAGGCGGTCGCGGCTGCCTACTGTATGAGGTGGTACGCACCGCCGAACATCAAGCATGTACTCAGGTTCCAAGTACACGGGGGATGTCGGCCAGATCATCGAAGGCAGCGCAACGTTCTCTGGGCCCTGCACCTTCAATCAGACGACTCACGTCATCATTACCACACTGCCGATCGACGAACAGGTGTTGCCGCTTCGCCGACGGACGACCGGTTCAGCGAAACCGTCGCGCCTCGCATTGGCAGCAGGCATCAGCGCACTGTTGGCGGCGCTGGGCACCGCGTTGACGGTGGCCGATGAACCGCCCTCACAGTGCCTTTGGGATGGACAAACGTATTCCGTGGGCGCCATCGCACCCATGCAAACGAACGACGTGTATGCATGCACGTTCGACCCAGGTGCGCACCCATCACCGTACTGGGCACCGGCGCGTAACCTAGGCGGCGCCGGCGTGCCGCGCACGTAGTGAAACGGCCGAGTGCACTTGCGCGAGCCGCGTGCTGGCCCACTCGTGATACGCCGGCTCCAGCTCGCCCCAATCCACTAGCGGCCAGCCTCCTTGGCCGCCCCCAGGAACGTGCCCGACCCCGCAAACGGAGCAGACATCTGACGACATAACAGCCCCCATAACCGAAAGGTCGGCTCAAACGCTCGCGTTTGTCAGGTTCTCGTCCAGCTCGGGAGCTTCGGCTATAGCGACGAATGCGTTTCCGTTTGCTTGGTGACTTGAAAGAAAAGCGAGGTAGTGTTTTCGATCTGTGTGTGAAGCGATGTGATGCTGACTCAGCAGATTAGAGAACTTCTTTCCCCATTCGAGCGCCCGTTCCACGGTTGGGGGCTGCTTCGGACCTTCTTTGCGAAAGATCGTCGAGAGGCTGCCCCTATGTAGATGCCCGCCACACTCGCGATACAGCGCAATCAGTTCTTGCTTCGTGAGATACCCGGATTCAACTCGCTCTATGTGCACGCCTCCGGGATGAAAACTGCAAGTAACCGGATGGGGATAAAAGTTCGGATGAAGCTGCTCGAGCGCCTTCAGGATGTCGTCCGCTGCGTACTCCTTCTGCAGCTTTTTTCCTTTGGTCGCCTCTATGTCTCCGTGAGCGATAAGACATCCCAATGCGACGAGCTCGCACAGTAAGCGAAGCTGCAAATAGCACAACTCGGCCGCAATCCACGGTGGAAGCGAAGCGGTCCCTGCAACTATTGTGTTGATACCCAATATTCGGGTTCTCACCTCGTCGAGAATTCCGGCATACGCTGTTATTGCTGGGTTGCTATTGTGCGGAGACATAGTAGCGGCCTCTGGTGACGAACAGCCAAAAAAAAGCGACTTGATTATATCGACGGCATGCGCACTATCGAATTGGCGTCTCGTCCAGCCGGTCGGGCCTAATTTCCAGCTCCAGCGTGGTCGCGAAACCGTTGCCATTGAGCCGATGAACGACGCGACCGACCGACCAGCCGGTGTTGTCGATCTGCGGTTTCCACCCGCTCACCTTGGCGTGCAGCGAAGGGAACAGCTCGGCGCGGCCACGCGCCAACGTGATGGTGAAACTCGCCACGCCGCGTTGAATCTTGCGCCACTCACTGCGGGCGGCCCGCTCGGCGTTGGACTTCGACGCGTACGTGTGCCGCAGGACCTTCACGTTGTCCGGGTTCGGATTCGCCTGCACGGTTTCCGGCTTTTTCTTGCCCTTCGGCGTGGGCTTCTCTTTGGCGACCGTGGCGTTGGACGCATCAATGACCACCTCGCCCCGGACGCCCGCGCGCGTGTCCTGATAGAAGGCCTTCACGCCGTTGTAATTCTCCCGATCGGCGATGCTGAAGGTGTGGGTGTCGCCCGATGCGCGCGTGATGCTGACGGTAGGCAGTGCCAGGCCCGACGCACTGGTCGGCTCGCCGGCGGGGATGAAGAGCAGCGTGCCGTTCTTGACGGTGGCGATCGCGTCAAACTCCTTGGCCAGGCGTGACAGGAAGTTCGCATCCGACTCGCCGGTCTGGTCCACGTGCGCAATGACCTGGTCAGCCAGCTTCTTGCCCACCAACCAGGTGAACTTGTTGCGCAGGGCAATGGCCTGCACCACGTCGCTGATGGTCTTGCCAACATAGGAGTTTTCTCGGCGGGTGGTGAGGCCACCGTCCATCTCTGCGCTGCGCGCGCGGATGATGAGGCGATCGGGCGGCCCGGTGTGCTCCAGCTCGTCCACCTTGTACGTGCCCTTGTCGACGACGCCCGAATGCGCCCAGCCAAGCGACAACGACAGGCGTACCCCTTTCTCGGGGAGGTCCAGCAAGCCGTCCGTATCGTCCAGCTCGATGTCGAGCTGGTCCGCCTCGAAGCCGCAGTTGTCGGTGAGAGTCAGCTCGATGAGCCGATTCTGGAAGCGGCCGGTCACGTCTTTGTTGCCGACCTTGAGGCGATAGATCGGACGCGGCTCGCGGCCGCCGGTGAGCAGCTCTTCAATCACAGCAATGCCTTCGTGACAGTCGATGCGATCTTGGACAACAGCCCATCGTCCACTCGCGTGAGCTTCACGGTGAAGTCGCACACGCGCGCCTTGCCGTCCTGGAAGAAATACGACTTCTTCGTGTCCAGGTTGTCGATGACGAACTGACCATAGTAGCGGCCGGTGCCCTCGATGAGCGTGTAGGAGTCGCCCGTGTCGCCCATCAGCTCCAGCACCGCGAGCGCCAGGTCGCCGCCGGTCAACTCCGGCATGAGCTTGCCCGACAGCGTGATCGTTTCGTCGTCCGGGCCGATGAACTGGTGCGACGGCCGGCGGCCGACGCGGGCGTTGCCCGGGTGGCGCCAGCCGACCTGGCGTTGAAACTCGGAATACGGGGCCGTGTCCAGGCTGAACACGAAGAGCCCCAGCGCCATCATCATGTCGTCAGTCCCTGTCAGTGAGACGCGAGCGCGACCGCGCCGCGTTCTGGTTCTCGATCTTGCGCAGCTCGTCGCGCAGCAGGCGGGCGATGGCCTCGTTGTCGGCGCCCGCCGGCGGATGCAGGTGGATGATGACCTGCATCGGTGCGACAGGCGCCGCGGCCGCTGCAGCAGCGTTGGCAGTCAGCGCCGGCCGCGTGTCGAATGACACGGGCGCTGCGATCGCGGACGTGCCGCCGATCGCAATGCCGGCACCGATACCGGCCAGCTTTGTCGCCATGCGCTGCACGGTGCCCAGCGGGCCACCTTGGCCATCGACAAGGCCTTCCTGCAGGCCGGCCATGGTGAAACCACCTAGCTCCGCAAACACGCGGCTTGGGGAGTGAATGCCGAGCTTTTCCTTGAAGAGCCCAATGGTGCGATCGGCCACGCCGCTCACCGCATCCACCACCCAGCCGATGGCGCCCTTGATGCCGTTGGCCAGGCCCTGAATCATGTTGGTGCCGAACTCGGTGAACTTCGTCGGCATATCGATCCCGAACCACTGCAGCACGGTGGCAAACGCGGCGTGGAAGAGGCCGAGCGGCGACCAGTTGAGCAAGAGCGCCCCCACGCCAACGATGCCGCCGTTGAACGCCTCTTTGACCTGGCCCCACAGGCCCAGGAAGAACCCCTTGATCGGCGCCCAGTATTCGTAGATGAGGTACGCCGCCACGGCAATGGCGGTCACCGCCAGGCCGATGGGGTTCATCAGCAGCGCCCGGCCCAGCAGGCCGACAGCACGCATCACCCACGTGAAGGCGGTGGTCAGGCCCTGCAGCACACCGGACAGTAGGCCGCCGGCAATGCCCATCTTGCCCATGACCAGGTAGAGCATGGCGTACGGCCCCAGCACCGACGCAATGGCCAGCATGATCGGACCGAGAATCAGCAGGGCAGCCGCCAGGGTGCCGACGCCGATGGCCATGGCCTTGGCCAGGCCCGGGTTCTCCTGCATGAATTTGGTCACGCCGTCTGCCGCCTTGGCGACCCACTCCAGGGCGCTGGCGTAGAGGGGTAGCACTTTCTCGCCGATTTCCTTCTGCAGGTCGTGGACCTTCGCGAGCGTCTCCGCTTCCTTGCCCTGCGGCAAGGCCTTGGCCCGGGCGTCGAGCTGGTCGATGCTGTCCGCGCCCTTGTTGAGGCGCATGTTCTTGTGAATCTGGTCGCGCTGCAGGTACATCTGCGCCATGAGGTTGGACGCGGTGCGGTTCGAGAAGATGCCGCCAATGGCGTCGAGCACCTGGTCCTTGCCCGTGATGCCCTTCTCCGCGAGCGTCGGCAGCAGCACCGTTTCCAGCCACTCGAACTGGCTCCTACGGAACACGTCCGCGCCCTTGAGCGCGCCCGGGTCCATGAACGAGACCTGACCGGCCTTGTCTTCCTTGACCTTGCTGCGATCGGCGATGAGGCCCAGGCGGTCCAGGTTGCCAAGCGTCCGCTTGGTGGTCTTGCCCTGGTACAGGTTCTGGTACGCGCTCATCATGGCCGTGCCGACCGTATTGCCGCCCATTTCCTGCACCAGCGGCTCCAGCGCGTAGAAGAACGACTCGCTTTCCATGCCCTTGGCCGCCAGGCCGCCGCGCTTGATGACCTGCAGCCACTGATCCGACTGCACGCGGCCACCGGTGGCGGTGATGACGCGCTGGATCATGTCCGCCTGTTTGCGGAATTCTTCGGGGCTGGAGAGGCCGCCACGCAGCTCCACGACCTTGAGCAGGTCCAGGAACATGCGTTCGTTGTCTTCGCCCTGCGCCTGGCCGAAGACGGCCTTGTTGGCGAACTTCATTTTGGCGAGCGTAGGCAGCACCATCTCCGCGTGGTGTGCATCGGCAAAGACGCTCAAGGCATCCCGCATCAACTCGGCCTTGTCGACCTGGCTGACGCCGTACGCTTTCATCTGCTGGGCGAACGCGATGGATTCCTTGGTCGCGGCATCGCCCAGGCCCAGCGCGCCGATGCGCGCCTTTTCCAGCTCGTAGTGCTTTGATTCACCGATGCCCTTCCAGATCGGGGCGCCGGTCGCCATGCCGGCAACAGACGCACCTGCGCCGGCGGCGGCCAGGTTGCCGGCGCGAGCGCGGATCTTGTCGGCGGTCTGCTGGCTGGCCGCCTGGGCGCGTGCCCGCGCGTTGTGCGCCTTGAGGCGTGCGTCCTGGTCGGCCAAGGCGTGCGTGGCAGCGGCCGTGGCGCTGCGTAGCTGTTCCTGGTACTGCGCCATGGTCTGCGTGCCTCGGCCAGCCTCCTGCAGGCGCTGGCGCACTTCCACGAGCTGGGCGCGCTGCGCCTGGTATTTGCTGGCGAGCCGTTCGGACTCGGCCGAGGCCTGGCGGAACTGCTGCACCAGGCGAGCGCTGGGCGAATCGGCGGCTTTCACCGCCTGCGTGAGCCGGTCAACTCGCTCCCGGGCAGCCTTGAGCGCCGTGGCGGTCTGGCCGATGTTCGAGCGCAGCTTGCCGAGCTGCTCGGTCAGGCCTTGCGCACGCTCCAGCGCCTTCATGTGGTCGCGCGTGGCCTTCATCGAGCGGGCCAGCTCGTTGTTGGCCTTGAGCAGTTCGCGCACGGGCCGGGTGGCCTTGTCGACGGCCTGCAGGACCACCTCCAGGCGCAGGCGGCGTGCGTCGCTCATTCCTGCGCCTCGCTACGCTCGCGGGCGCGTTCGCGCCACTCCATCAGCTCCATGACGCCCATGACGTACAGCTCCTCCAGGCGGAAACCGAACATCACTGCAACGTCGGCTGCGGCGTCTTCGATTCGCTCGGGTAGCCGTCCTCCTTGGCTTCCTTCGGCAGCAAAAAACCGGTCACCTCGCTGGCGAGCTTCACCAGGTCGGCCGGGTCCAGCTTGCTGACATCCGCCGTGGTGAGGGTCGGCGCGGTGATGCGCGGCAGCACCGTGTGCAGTGCGGTCACATCCATGCGCATCAGGTCCATGAGGCTCACGCCGCGCAGCTCCCCGGAGCCGGGCTTGCGCACCGTGATGACGGCAATGTCCTGCTCGCCGCGCTTGATCGGGGTGTCCAGGGTTATGGTGGTGGTCTGTTGGTCCATGGTGGTGTTGCCTTTGAGAATGAGAGGGATGCCCGCACCAGGCGGGCGGCGTTGCTACCGGCGATCAGAGGCCGATGGCTTTGCGCTGGTCGGCCAGGCGGTCCTTGCCGAACACGCGCTCGATGAAGTTCACGTGGTCGATCTCGATCCACTCTTCGCCGTTGACCGTCAGCTTGTAGTAGGTCAGCGACGACTTGACCTTGAACGGGTCCTTGGCGCCGGTCTTGCCCTTGCCGAAGGTGATTTCGGTGTGACGGCCGCGCACGGTGATTTCCACGGCGTCGACCTCGCCGGAGTCTTCGCGCTGGTAGGCGCCGGCAAAGCGCAGCATGGCGCCGTCGATGGTGGTCGTGCCGTACTGCTGCAGGACCTCACGCATCAGGCCGCCATACGAGGTTTCCATCTCCAGCTTGTCGCTGCCCAGGTCGATCTCAACCGGGCCGTTCATGCCGCCGGCGCGGTATTCCTCCACCTTGCGGGTGAGCTTGGGCAGGTCGATTTCTTCCACCTCGCCGGCGTGCGTCACGCCATCGGTGAAGACGTTGAAGTGCTTGAGGATGCGGGGGAGTGCCATGGTGGTTCCTTGGATGTGGGTTGGCTGCCGCTCAAGCCGCCTTCACGGCGTCAGCGAACTGCATGAGGTAGCGGTCGGTGATGCGCTGGCGGAAGGTCAGGTCTTCCACGGGCGGCACCGGCGTGTAGTCGTAGTCGATGGCGAGTTTCCCGGCCTTCAGCGTTTCCTTGTCGTTGACGGCCGGGTCGTACCAGGCCTCGCCGCCGAGCAGGTAGCCGTTGCGCACCAGGTGGCGCAGCTTCGCGTTGATGGCCGCCACGATGTCGCGCACGAGCGTGGGCGTCATGGGCTTGTCGATAGCCCACAGGTGCGCCTCGGCCATCGTGTCGGCCAGCACCTGCGCGGTGCGCGTGTAGTTCTCGAAGGCGTACAGCTTGTCGTTGCTGCAGGTGCGCGAGCCCCAGAAGCGGAAACCTTCCTGGCGGATCAGCGTGGTGACATCGTGCGAGTTCAGATAACCGGCGTCTGTCGCAGGGTTCTGCAGGTCCCAGTACACGTCGCGCGACAGACCCGTCACGCCGTTGACCGGCACGTTGGAGAGCGTCTTGTGCCAGCCGGTCTCGTTGTCGATCTTGGCGCGCAGGCCTACGGCACGGGCCGTGGCCCACAGCGTCTGCTCGGCGTTGGCGGCGGTATCCCAGCCGACGAATTCCGGCCACAGCACCATCAGCTCACGCGCGGAGAAGTTCTGGCGGTAGGTGGTCGCCTCTTCCTTCGTTGCGCAGCCGGCGGCGTTTGCGTATGCGAACGCGCGCAGCTTCTGCGCGATGCTGACCAGCTCGGTGGCCACAGGCAGCGTATCGAGCCCGGGCACCGCGAGAATGCGCGGCGTGACGCCCAACTGGTTGCGGGCGGCCAGCAGTGCCTTGAGGCCGGTGAAGCGCCTCTCCGCAGTGGTGGTGCCGATGATGTTGCTGTTGGTCTCGTTCTCGGCCTTGCCTTCGGCCACGCGCACCGCGACGGTCAGCGGGCTGGTCTGGTCGGCGATGGCCTGCAGCGAGCGGGCCAAGGTGCCCTTGTTGCCAGCGCGGCCGATGGCGGCCTGCACGTTGGTGAGCAGAACTGGCTTGTCGAGCGGGAAGGTGGCGATGTCCGCGTCATCGGCCGTGCAAACGACGCCGACCACGGCGGTCTCGATGGTGCGGATGGGGCGAGTGCCCTCGTTGATTTCAACGACGCGTACGCCGTGGTGGTAGTCGGTGGGCATGCATTCCTCCGGGTGGGTCCGACGATGGATGTGACCCGGCCAAGAATGCGGCGCGCGCGCGAGGATGTCCCGCGCGCGCTGTTGTGCGGCGAAGCGCTACAACAAGAAGGAAACGTCAGCCCCCTTAAGCGTTGGCCGGCAGCAACTCGGCGAGGGCTGCGGGCATCTCCGGCCACTCAAACGCATCGGGGAAGCCTGGCAGCGTCGTCACGTCACGCAATGCCTGGCGATACTGGCCAGCGAGGCGCATGCGCTCTACGTCGCCCGTATCCATCGCCTTGTAGACCAGCGTGTCGGCGGCCTTCAAACGCCGATCGCGCTCGTTGCGTGCTTTCATGTCGGTCACATATGCTCGCGCTGCTGCGCCGTGCTTTTTGACCAGCTCTTGCAGCAGCCTGCGGCTAGGGACCGGCGCGGCCAGCTTCCATTCGTAAATCTCGGCATCCGTCTTCTGCTTGCCGGTCTCCGCGTCGATCATGTGCAAGACCCACAGGTTGGTGCCGTGCACCGCTTCCGGGTACTGCTGCTGGATGCAATAGATCAGTTCGTCGTGCGTTAGCATGGTGTCGATATCACTGGTTGCGCAGCCACACGGCGCGCAGGTAGAGGCGATAGAAGGAATTGCGCAGGCCGATCAAGACCCATGGCGCGGGCAGGTCGGCCGTGCCGGCCGATTCACCGGTCGGGACAGAACCGAATTCGGCAATGCCGCTGGCCCATTGGCACTGCGCGCCGTTCGCGGCTTTGCCGTTGTTCAGGTTGGCGAGGTAGTCGGAGAGCCACTGCCCGGCCCACGACATGTAGACGTTGCCGTTCGCGGCGAGGATGCCGCCGCCGTTGCCCGCGCGGATGGCCCCTTGCGCCTCGATGTCGCCGAGGCCGTTGAAGGTGAAGGCGTTCGTCTTGCCGCCGACGTGCATCGAGATATACGGCGTCGTCGCGTTGCTACCACCCGCATAACAGTCGATGGCTGCCAGGTGGCGTTGCCCCCACTGCGTCCAGCGGATGCCCATGTACGCGCCAATGTTGCTTGGGGCGTCGACCTGCAGCGCAGGGGTACGGTTGCCGTTCCAGTCTGAGAATGCACCGCCGATCGTGTCTGTGCCGTTGGACGAGACCACCAGCGCCGAGCGCCCATAACCCACGCCGAAGGTGAGGCCCTTGTTGGCCGCCAGTTGCCCCCCGTCTGCCGTCAACGGGTTGACCAGGTTCTTGGTGTCGTACGGCATCGCGCCGTCGAACGCAGGCCGCGCGGAAAACGCGACCTGGCCCGTCGTGTAGTTGACGAACAGGGGCTGGTTTCGGTTCGTGCCGTCCGAGTTATAGCCGGCGAGGATCAGGTTGCCGGTCGGCCCCACCATGAACATGCGCCAGATGACAACGTCACCACCAAACTCCAGGAAGCCTTTGCCATCGTTGTTGTGGGGCGGCAGGTTCACGCCCGTCTGCGACTTGAAGGCGCCGGCGGCGACCGTACCAGGTAGCGTCGCGTTACCCATCCCGTCGACCTGCAGCACGCGCAGGAACGTGGAGAAGTTGCCGTTGGTCGCCGTGTTGCGATCGAGAATGAGCGAGCGGCCGGACGACACCATGCGAAAGCGCCCCAGCGTGATGGGCTGCTGGTTGTCGGAGAAACGCAGCTCGTTCGACGCACCCACCATGTCGATGATGCCGGTCATCTCGCCGCCCGACTTCGGCAATGCGGCTTTGGCCGTCGTCAGCGCATCGGTGGCCGTGTCCTTGGCGTCTTTGACTGCCGCCGGCGTCGCATAGCGGCCGTCAGCCTGCGCGAGCGGTACCGCGTGCTCGTCTGCGGTCGCCGTGGCCACGGCGAAGGCCTGCTTGCTCGATCCCGCCAGGTCGGCCTTCTTGGTGAGCTGCGCGGCGACCTTCTTTGCGGTGACGGCCTTGGCGTCATCCTTGCCGGCTGCAAGCTCCGCATCCGTGGCGAGCTGGACCAGTCCGGTGCGCGCTTCCGTGGCCGTGCGGGCGGACAGGCCTGTGGGCGTCACCGCACGCTGGTTGTCGGTGCCGTCCTGCGTCTCCTGATCGGTGGCCAGCTCCACCACGCCCTGGCGCTGCGTCGTCGCCGGCGGGTTGGTGAAGTTCGCGTCGCCGAACGTGAGTGCCGTCACGTCGAGCGACTTGAAGACGACGTCGACGGCCAGCAGCAGGATGGCCACCGGCGACTTCTCCATGATGGGCGTGGCCTGGCAGTAGGTGCCGAGCAATACGCCGTTGTCCAGGTACAGCCCGAAGCCGTACAACTTGAACTGGTCCGGGCCGTCGTCGCGGATGGTGACGTGGATGGTGTCTGCAGCGATGTTCTCGCCGGCGATGGTGGACACCCGCTTGAGTTCGTTCGGCAGTGCCTTCAGGCCTGCATTGAAGTCAAACGGCGCGTTGGCAAAGCCCACCTGCAGGACCTTGCGCGCGTTGGTGCCGGTGTGGTCGCCGGCAATGAGCGCAGCGCGGCCGGCATCGGTGATGTTGAGGGTCGTTCCTGCCATGGTCAGGCGTCCGTGAGAGAGAGGCGAACAAAGAGGGCGGGACGGATGGCAGCGGCAATGCCGAGGCCGCCGCGCCGGTTGAAGCCCTGGGTAAAGGTGTAGTGCGCGCGCACGGGCTTGGTGCGGTCGATCTCGGCCACGATGTCCGCCACGAAATCCGCCGTCGACGGAATGTCGTCGCGCTCGCTGACCGTCATGACCAGCTCGAAGGTGTACGGCCGCCCCTTGGGTTGTACCTGCCACCACTCGCGCAGCGCGATGTTGGCGCCGAAGGACGCCACGACTTCGCGCACCGCTGCGGCGGTGCCCTTCTTGCGCGCGATCGGGATGGCGGCGCGCACACGGGCGCGCTTGACCTGCTCGGGCCAGTAGTCTTTCCAGGCATCGAGCCCCAGGTGCCAGGCGAGCCACGGCAGCAGGTGTGCGGGAATGGTGTCCGGGTCGATGAGCGTGCGCAGCGGTACCGGCAGATCGCTGATGACGCCGGCCACGGCCGTGGCGTTGCGCTCCAGCTCCGTCGCATTGGGTGGCAACAAACTCTGTGGCAACAGGCTACGCACGCTGGGCTCCCGGTTTGACATCAACGCCAATGCAATACGGGGCCTGGGTCAAATCGGCACGAATGTCGGTGGCGGGTGAGTGCAGATCCACTTCCTCGACGCCTGCGACGTGCAGCGCAGCGTCCAGCCCCGAGCGGGCCACCACGCGCCCGAGGCGGTGGCAGGCCTCCACGTAGGCGGCCAGGCGCTTGCGGGCCTCGGTGACCACCACCGTGGCGTCCGGCCCCGGAAACAGGTGCAGCGTGGCCGAGACCTCGTAACGCAGGATCGTGGCCGACTGCACCGTCACGTAGTCGGTGAGCGGGCGCACGTCTTCGGCGCGCAAGGCGGCCATGACCTTGTCCAGCAGATCAGGCGCAGCGGTGCCGTCGCCTTCGCGCGAGAGCACCGTGATGCGCACCTCACCTTCTTCCGGGCTGGTGGCCGACGCATCCAGGACGCGGCCGTCCGCGTTCCGCGCATGCGAGCGGTAGGCGCCTTCCGGCCCGGCTACCGAGAACGACTGCGGCGCGAGCTGCACGCGCAGGCGCAGGTCGGCGTCGCTTTCCATCTCGGCCGGTGTCCCGGCGATCGAGTCGGCCGGCTTGATGACCAGGCGCTCAATCCCAAAGAGTGCCGCGATGTGTTCCAGGTCTTCGCCCTTGGCGTAGGCGAGCATCACCGCGCGCGCGGCCTCGTTGATGCGCTGGCGCAGCAGCAGCTCGCGCAACGCCGACTCCTCCAGGAACTTGGTCAGCGGCTCGGATTCGAGCGCGAGCACGGCCGCGATCTCGGCTCGTCTCTCCTCGGGAAAGCATGCGATCAGCGCAGCCTTGCGCTGGCCGAGCAGCGCCTCGTAATCGAGCGGCTCCACCACGTTGGGCGGCGGCAGTTGCGAGAGGTCGATCAGCGTGCCCATGGTCAGCCTCGCAGCGGAATGCTCAGTGTGTTGATGGCTTCACGGCGAGACCCGTCGATGCGCTCGCCCTCGATGTCGATGACCGCGCCGCCACGGGCGTCGACAGAGAACTGCACCGAAGAAATGCGCAGCCGCGGCTCCCAGCGAACGAGCGCCGAGACGGACGCGGACATCAAGCGCAGGCGCGTGGCCGGGTTCATCGGCTGGTCGATCAGCTCAGGGATCAGCGAGCCGTAATCGCGGCGCATCACGCGCGAGCCGATGGGCGTGGTGAGGATGTCGCGCACCGACTGCCAGATGTGCGCCAGGTCGCCGATGGCACGGCCGGTGGTGGTGTTCAGGCCGCTCATTTGGGGCCGTCCGTATCGCTGCCGCCGCTCTGCACGCCACCGTGTCTGTGGGTGTGGACCACGACGCCGTTGGACGACAGGTTGCCGTCCTGGTGCGTGAGGTCGCCGGTGATGACGTTGCCGTTCTCGCCCCCCTGGCCAGCGATGCCGTTCTGGAAGGCGAGCAGGCCTTGCACCGTGGTGTTGCCCTTGACGGTGACATCGCCGTCGAAGGTGGTGTCGGGGCACTTCACCAGCACGCTGGTGGCCGCCTCCAGGAATACGGTGTTCACGCCGTGAACGGACAGCAGGCCCGCGCCGTGGTCGTAGGCGGTCCATGCGCCGTCCGGGTACAGCGTCATGGTCTGATTGCCGTCGTGGCTCGGTACGTCGGCGGCCTCCGTTGGGATGGCGCACAGCACGATGCCGTTGGCCAGGTCACCGCTCGGGCACAGCAACACAACCTGCTCGCCCTCCGTGGGCGGGTTCCAGGTGCGTGTGCCGCCGGCGCGATCTTCGCACCACGGCAGCCACGTGGTGGTGATGCCACCGGTGCGCACGCGCACGGCGGGCGGCCGGGTGTGGCGCACCTCGGCGACGCGGCCGGTGCGGATGAGGTTTTCTAAGAGGCGGGCGAGTTCTGCGGTATCCATACCCGCAGCGTGCCGTGCGCGCGCGGGCGCGTCACGTCTGCCCTGTTGTGCCACCTAAAGGTACAACAAGATGGGGGTTACCGAATCTGTTTCAGGCTGTCATTGGATTCACGGTGACGATAAAAAGCAGTACCTCTTTCGTACACCTTGAGAGACCGGCTATGTTCCCGAGTGCGTCCCAAACACCGACGAAACGTAGCTGATGCATGCCGACCCAATGCGGACATATCGGATCAGAGCTAGCGAGATGGTCGCGGCACCGCAAAGACTCACGCTAGGAAGCGTCCTTATCGCTTCCCGTCGGCAGAATTTTTACCCGTCATTCCGTTTGCAACTCTTTACTTCGACAGAAAAATAACGGTAACCCTTAAGCCGGTTTCCAGAGTTTCATCTACGTAGTCGAGCTGAATCTCCGCGCCGAGGCGCCTGGCGATCGTATGGACGATGGAAAGCCCTAGCCCAGAACCTACCTGCTTGCTGCCTAGCGTGCGGTAGAAGGGATCAAAAACTCGGTCTCTTTCTACATGCGGGATGCCAGGTCCGTTGTCTTGAATGAACAGCTTGATGCTTCTGCCAGCAACTTCCACCGAAAGATCAACTCTCCCTCCCTGCGGCGTGTACCGGATGGCGTTATCGACCAGGTTTTTGACCACAGCGATCATGTCCATCTCGCTGGCCCAAACTTCAGCGTCCTGCGTGCCTTCGATTCCGATGTCAATTTGCTTGACCTCGGCCAGCGGCATGAGGTCTTCCAATACGCGGCGGTAGATTGCCTGAACGGATACTGGCGACTTCGGCACGTCGGTGGCCGACTGCGCTTTGGCTAAGGTTAATAGTTGATCCAGCAGGCTCCGGCCGCGCTCGATCCCTTGGCGCAACACAGTGAGTCGTTCGCGCGCGAGGTCGGACATTTCAGCATTGGCCAGCCGCTCGGCTTGTAGCGACAGCGCGGTCAGGGGCGAGCGCAGCTCGTGCGCGGCATCCGCCACAAAGCGCCGTTGGGAGTCCATTGACTGGCCGACACGAACGAGCAGGCGATTGATCGCCACAGCAAACGGGCGCACCTCGACCGGAAGGTGGCGGTCTTCGACGGGATGCAGTTCCTGCTCGGCGCGCTGGTCGATTTCCTTGGAAAGCGCCGCAATGGGCTGGAACAGCTTGCGCACTAGGTCTGCGACGATCAATAGCAGCACCGGCACGAGAATCAAGAAAGGCATCACCGTGCGCAGCGCTCCGTCACGAGCAATTTCATTGCGGAAGCCGGACTCCTGAGCCACAGCAATGCGTTCGCCGCTCGCCGTGGTCTTGACCAGCACGCGAAACGTCTCGCCACCCACTTCCAGCGTTTGCAATCCATCTGCCAAAGTCGCCGGGAGCGGGAGCACGCCTCCTGCGTCCACGCCTACCGTAGAGGGGTTGACCGCTCCCAAGCGCTGGACGATCACGCGTGATTCTTCATCGGCATCCTTGAGACGAGCATCGGTGGGCGGCGCGGCAGGCGACAGACGCTGACGATCCATGAGCTGCGCCACCTGGCGCAATACATCGTCCTGTAGTTCATGGGCTTCATCGAAGGCGGACAGGAACGAGAACACGCCCGCCACAATGGCCACCACGAGAATGGCCAACGACAGGGTGAAGGACAGCTTGAGCTGAACGGACTCGTTCAAGCGCCTTTTGAGACCATCCATCCGACCCCCCTGACGTTCTTGATGACCTCGCTGCCCAGTTTGCGCCGCAATGCGTGGATCAGATATTCGACGGCATTGCTTTCAACCTCTTCCCCCCATCCATAGATGCGATCCTCCAGCTCGCTGCGCGAAAGGATGGCACCAGGCCGAACCAGCAAGGCTTGCAGCAGCGAGAACTCGCGGTTGGACAATTGCACTTGGGAGCCATCGTTGACGCAAGCCTCTTTGGTGGCCGGGTCGAGCATCACCACGCCGTTGCTGAGCACGGGTACTGCCGTGCCTCCTTTGCGGCGCAGAACAGCACGCATCCTGGCCAGCAGCTCCGCCATCTGGAAGGGCTTGGACAGATAGTCGTCGGCCCCGCCATCAAGGCCGCGCAGACGGTCATCCAGGCCGTCACGTGCTGTGATTATTAGCAGGGGAATCGGGTTGTCTTTGGCCCGGATGCTGGCAAGGACATCCAGCCCATCCTTGCCGGGCAGACCAAGGTCGAGCAGCACCAGATCGTAGTGCTGGCAGCCCAGCGTCGTGAGTGCTGTCTGTCCGTCCTTCACCCAATCGGCTGCGTAAGACGCATCCTTCAATGCGCCCTGGATCGCCTCACCGATCATGGGATCGTCTTCGACCAGCAGTACCCGCATTGCCCCTCCGCTCAATCGTTCTTCAATGTGCGGTCCTGGCTGCCCGCTGCCGGAACATCAAGATCGCGGTCACCATGAAGGCCAACAGTGCGGCCGATGCCGAATAGCGGCTCAACGCCAGACCACCTGCGCTCAGCGGCTTGTCCAGAAAATCCCCGACCACGGCACCTAGCGGGCGAGTCAGGATGAACGCTGCCCAGAATAGCAGCGTGCGGGACACGCTCGTCCAGTAGTAGGCCGCCACGACCAGCGCGAGCAGCCCGCCGAACACAACGGCCGCACCTGTGTATCCCAGCCCCGCCGTATCAGCCGTCCAGTCGCCCAACGCGGTGCCCAGCGTTTGGGAGAACATGATCGTCAGCCAGTAGAAGGCTTCTGCCTTGGGCGAGCTGATCGTGCTCACCGACACGGAGCCGAGGGTGCGGTACCAGACGAAGAGCGAGCAGAGCAGCAAGGCCAGCAGCAAGCTCGAACCGCCAGCGTACCCGATTCCCAGCGATCGATCCGCAAAATCGGCCAACGTCGTGCCGACCGTGGTTGTGGCGATGATGGTCGTCCAGTACAGGAAGGGGTGGAAGCCCTTAGCCTTGACCTGCGCGACTACGGCAGCCAGGAAGATCGCCGCGAAGATGGCCGTGCCGACCAGGTAGCCCAGATTCATGGACATCGAGACGGCATCGCCGCCGGTTTCGCCGAGCGTCGTGGCGGCAATCTTGATGAGCCAGAAGCCCAGCGTAACTTCGGGCACCTTGGCCAGCGCGTGTTCAGTGGATGTTTTCATAGGGCACGCTCACGGTTCAGGCTTTGCCTTCGAGCGTGTCGAAGGCTTTCAGCAGGGCGGCCATTGCTGCCTTGCAGTCGGCTTGGCTCGGCGTGTCGGCGCGGAGCGCCGCAAGCGACTTGTCGATGGCCTTGTCGAGCGCATGCCAATCATCGGCTGCCCGTGGTTTCAAACCAGCCTCGGCCGAGTCCCATTCGACTTCCAAGTCCTTGATGCGGGCCTTGGCAGCAGGCAGATCGCCCTTGTCAACGATGGCGGCAACATCGGTGGCGATGCTACGGAAAGCCGACAGGTCGCCGAGTTTGGAGGCAGTCTTGCCTTCCGAAGCCGAGACCGTCTGGGCTGGTGCAGTTGATGCCGAGCTTGCGTTGATTTGATCGCCAGATTTGGAACAACCCGCCGCGAGGGCCAAGAGCACCGCGGCCGAAATGACGGTAACCGGGCGAGCGATTGAGTGCTGCATGAACATGTCTTCTCCTTGTGTAGAGCGAAAAGGGTTATTCGACGAACTGGGCCGATCGGCGTCCATTCATGCCGATCTGCGCCACGGCCACCAGCACGACGATCACCGTGAGGAACAAGGCACTTGTCCACATGGCACCCATGCCAAGGCCGCCATAAGTCTTGGCCTGCGTCAGCAAGTCGCCGAGTGCGGCCCCGAATGGACGGGTCAAGATGTAGGCGATCCAGAAGGTCAGCACCGCATTGCCCCCCATGCGCCAAGCGGCATAGGTGATGCCAATCAGCACACCAAACGCCACGGCGCCCCAGGTAAAGCCTAAGCCCAATGCCTCGGTCGCCAAATCGCCAGCAGCCGTGCCCAGCGCAAACGTGCAGAGGATGGCAGCCCAATAGAACAGCTCCCGGCTGCGCGTCACGATGTCGTGAATGGACAGGGTGCGCTCGACCCGATACCAGACGAAGAAGATCGCGGCGAGTGCCACGGCGAACGCCGAGGTGCTGATATACAGGCTGACGCCAAGACCATCGGTCAGCAGATCGGTGATCTGGGTGCCGACCACGCTGACCAGTACCACCGTCAGCCAGTAGATCCATGGGGTATAGCGGCGGGTACGCAACTGCATGAACAAGGCGGCCGCCAACAGCGCCGACATGACGGTTCGAGTCACGCCTTGGCCCCAACCTGCGTTGACGGCCAGGAAATCGGCTCCCGTCTCGCCCACCGTGGTGGACATGATCTTGATGATCCAGAACGACAGCGCGACTTCCGGGACTTTATTGAGCCACCCTGGGGCGCTGATCGTGGGCAATTTATTCATGGTGTTCTCCTGCCGGGGTGAAATGGTTTGCCGGCAGTTTGGACAGGCTGACTTAGCCCGCCCATAGGATCACTCGCGCACCCATCCGAGTGCGATCAAGCCGCCGAAAAGCCGGCGATGGATTCTGGTGGCGAGTTGGTAACTCGGCTCCAGATACCAGCGTGCTTCACGCAACGTCAGCCAGGCACAGAGCACGGCGACGGCACCGGCTCCGAGCATGTCAAGTGGGAAGTGCACTCCAAGGTAGATGCGCGCCCAGGCGATAGGGAGGCCCAACAAAGCCAAAACCACGCCTGTGCTGCGTGGGCCTCGTTGCAACGAAAGACTGAAGGCAACCGCCCACCACAGCGTCAGATGATCGCTTGGGAAAGACGAATCGGCAGCATGAGGGACGAGGGTGTGTCCCAAGCCGATCATGAAAGGCCGAGGGTGCATCCAGGCCAGTCCGATGGCCTGGTTGATGAGAAGGCCCAGCAATCCCGACGCGGTTGCGATGAGCACGGCCTTGCGGGTGCCTTCGCTGCCACGCAGCCAGCCGATACCTATCACGAGCGGCGCAGCCCAGATCAGCCGCTCGGCAAAAAAGACGGCGAGCCTCAGCGCCAAAGCGCTGGGATGCTCCGGTGCGTTGAGCCAGAGAAACAATGTTTGGTTGAGTGATTCCATGAAAACTCCGGGCCGGATCGCCTCATAGGAGGACGATCCGGCCATGCTGTCGGCGAATCAGTCCCGCTTGTCGTGGTCATCGTCGTGATCCGCCTTGTCCTCGGCGGATGAGATGATCGTGCCCTTGTCGGCATCGACCCGGACATCGAAGACCTTGGCCCCGCTGATGACCTCTACGTCATAGACCCACCCCTGCTTCGAGTTCTCGTACTCGGCGCGTGAGGCCTTGCCGTTGGCATGCTGCTCCGCCACGGTGATGGCCTGAGTAAGCGGAATCTTCGCCTTGGTGATCGCCATGGCGTCGTTTTCCATGCGGTTATTGGCGGCGTAGGCAACCGCGCCGGTTGCGGCGATGGCAATTGCCAGTAGGGATAGTTTGGTGTAGCGGTACATGGTGTTCCTCCAGAAGAGTGCAGCCATTTGCACAGTGGAGAACGTACGGAGACAGACTTAGCTCATACTGAGCCGAGACCATGAGAAGCGAGCATCCGCTTGTGTCAACTGGCACCTTACTGTCCGGCCGACACGCTACGGCTGGTATGAATCGTCCTGCGCACTTTTAGAAACGCGCTGTTTGATCGCGCGAAGGTCAATCTGAACCGGATCTGCCGCCGCAATGGTGGATTCCACAGAAATGTCTGACGAACCTTTTTTTGAGACTGTTCTATGCGAGCCGGATAGCGATATGGTCAATTGGTCGCGCGCTCCCCGCGAGTCGTCTTTGTTCATTTCGCGCGGCACCCGATCTTGGGGATGTCCTCCAGCCCCACTATGAGCCAAGAATCCCCCCCGGTGCTTGGCTTCCTTTTTGGGCGAAGACATCAGAGGATATGCCGCACCACCATTTCGGTAACGGCATCGATATCTGCGGCATCGAGGCCGAGCAATTCCCGGGCCGGATACTGGGCCATGAGCCCGTTCTTGTTGATGCGATCGCGCAGCCCGAAGTGGTGGACGGTGGCGATGCGCTGCGCGGTGCCGGCAAAGGTCACCACGGCCGTATTGGGATCGGCTTGCGCTTTGAGATAACGCGCCATGCGCAGGCGCGAGAACATTGCGCGGCGGATGCCGCCGCGCTTGTGCCGCAACTGCGGCTTGCGTGGCACGTAGGCGCTGCCGTCCGGGTTGCGCTGCGCAGCGATGCGCGCGGCCTGGCGCCGGCGCAGCTCCACCGCGATCGCCCTCGCCAGCAAGCGCCGCTGCGGCGCGTCGAGCTTGGCCAGCAGACCAGCCAGATAGGCATCGAGCGCGTGCAGGCCGCTCAAGCCGGCCTCCAGCTCATGGGATCGTCGTCCACGTTGACGGGCTCGGGGTGGTGTTCCACCTGGTAGCCCGCGCCGTCCACCTTGACCGTTACCCGCTCGGTCAGCTTCAGCTTGATGGAGATATCGACCGTCGTGTGGTTGAGGATTTCCGCCTCGAACTTGAAGGCGTCCTCGCGCTTGTCCGGGTTGGTGAAGGTATCGGGCTGGTTCGTGCGCAGCCAGGCCAGCACGGGCACCACGATCGTGTCGGAGCTGTGCGGGTAGTCGGTCACGATGAGGGTCAGTGTGTACCGGTACTCGAAGCCCAGCGACCGCGCGCCGGTGCCGACCACGTTCCCTTCATCCACAAACACGTGCAACGCATCGGGGTGCGCCGCCAGGTGCGGCACCGCTGCCGTCAGCGCCTCGCGCAGGCTGGAGGCTTTCATCATGGTGCGCCGGTCTCCCCGATGATCGTCACACCTTGGTCGCGCAACGCCTGCTGCAGGCTCATCAACTGGGCGCTGTTGGCGTGGCTGTCGGTGTAGTTGCCGGCAACGGTGCCGGCGACGGCAGAGAGCGCAAGGCCCGAGGGGGCCGCATCAGCATCTCCGGGATCTGAATCTGGCACTGCGCCGGCGGCTGCGGCGTCGTGCAGCCGCACAAAGCCACGAGGCACAACGCAGGCAGCATCAGCTTGGATCGGGACATAGCGGGGCACCTCCTTCACAATGGTTTCGCCCTTGAGGCGGATAACGCGCTCACGGTCCACGTACTGCGTGACGGTGACGGTGGCGCTCTGGGTGTTCTTGAGCTGCGTACGCAGCGCATTGGCGGTGGTCTCGGCCTTCTCGGCGCGGTCGACGGCGGCGGTGTAGCTGTCCGTGGCCCACCAGGCGAGGCCTGCGCACACGGCGAGCAGGATCAGGATGGCGACGGCGCGATTCATGCCACCACCTGTTCTTCTGCCTGGTAGCGATCGAAGGCGCGCTCGAGCTTCACGTCGTACAGGTTGGCCTTGTAGTCGGCGCCGTTGTAGCCTGCAGCAAAGGCCGCCCACTTGCCAGCACGCAGCGCCTTGAGCAGCGCCGTATCGGCCTTGACGAACCGCACGAAGGCCTCCAGTTGCGCGGCCTCGCTCGTGCGCATGGTGGCCACGAAGTCCTGCACGCTGCGGTAGTCCAGGCGCTGCCAGTGATAGGCCATGACCTGGAACAGGCCCCAGCTCGCGGAAGACAGCGCGCAGGTCTCATCGATGGCGATTGCCTGGGAGAGGCGCATGTGTTCGCCCGCCTTGCCCACGTAGCCGCCGCGCTTCGGGTTCACGAGGTTCGGGAACTGGCGCGCGAGTGCATCCGCGTCGCGGCCGGCGTCCTGCAATTGCCGATACATCACGTGCCGCTCAAACAGAATCACCGGCCGGCCATCGGGCAGGAAGCCATTACCCCGGCTCTCCACCTCGTTGACCGCGCGGACGGCCGCCACCGGCACGCCGAGCGTGTCGGCCGCTGCGATCAGGTCGGCGTCCGTCAGCAGGCGCGGACTGCGTACGCCGTCCTGCAGCGCCTGTAGGGTCTTGGGGCCGGCAATGCCGTCCACAACGAGCCCAAAGCGCGCCTGCGCAGCGCGCACGGAGGCCGCCGTGTCCGGGCCATATTCGCCGGTGTCCGGGACGTTGAAGCCCTTGACCGCCAGCATGCGCTGCAGCTCGCGTACCTCGGCGCCGAGGCTGCCTTGTTTCAGTAGCGTCATGTCAACCTCCGCAGGAAGCGCACCACACACGACGAATCGGCGCCGCCCATGCGGAACAACTCCACCACGTTGCCGCGCACCGCAAACACCGCCACACACAGCACGGCGGTGATGCCGTTCTGTGCGAGCAGCGCCCAGTCGTAGCGACCGAACAGCACGCCGATCGTGACGGCGCCCGTGAGCACCACCAAGCCGTACGCCAGGCGCGACGCCCAGGGCCGGTGCGCGGCGCCCTCGCGCTTGAAGAGCAGCAGGCGCAGCGCGATCAACGCGCACAGCACGGCCTGCACGATGAACAAGGCCTTCATGGATTGCCTCCCTTGTCGCTACCGGTGATGCCCTTGAAGATGGCCCCCAGCCGGTCGCTGTTGTCGGCCAGGCGGATCAGAGCCAGCAGCAGCTTCACCACCACGGCCGACGCGACCAGCGCCCCCACGGCCTGGCTGACTTCGGTGTTGGTGGGCAGCGCCCGGGCGATGAGCGCAGCGGCCAGCGGCGCCGACAGCAGGCCGGCCACGATCGACGCTGCCAGGAAGCCGAGCTTCTTAACGGTGCCCAGCTCGCCGCTGTTGAGCACGAAGACGGCGGCGCCGGCGAAGGCGCCGAGCACGGCGCCCGGGTCGACACCAGGCAGCAGGATGGACAGCGCCCCGGCGCCCGTCACAGCGAGCGTGGCGGTGGAGCTGGTGGAAATGGGTTCAGCCATGTGGGTTCCTTTGGGTCAATCCCAGAGCTGGACCATTTGCACGGCCGGCTGCGGGGAAATGTCGGGCATGTCGAGTTCGGTGCCGTGCGGCAGGATCGGCCCCAGATCGGCAATGCCCGGGTTGGCCAGCAGGACGGCCTCGGTGACGCCTGCCGTGCGGCCATAGACCCGCTGGCAGATGGCGTCCACGGTGTCGCCCTGGATGGCACGCACGCGCATCAGATGAGTTCCACCGTCGTGCGGCTCACACCCATCAGGTCACTGATGGCCCAGCACGCGTCGCGGCGCAGATCATCGACGCCCAGGTTCTCGGCGTCGGCCTTGCGGTCGCCCGTGGCCGTCGCGTCGATGGTGCGGTACCGTTCAATAAGCCAGGCGGCCGCCATGCAGTGCACGGCGCGGTGGTAGCGGTGCAGGTGGGCGCTCTTGCCATCGATCTTGGGCGCCGGCACGTCGGCCAGCGTCAACCGGCCGAACGACACTTGCGCCGCCTTCCAGGCCTCCAGCTCGGCGTTGACCGAAATCACCGCCTCCACCAGCGAGGCGCGCAGGCGCTGCGGCGTAACGGTGCCGTCCAGGCGCATGGCGGCGTACGCCTGGTCGGGGTCGATATCGGGGAAGAAGCCGTCGTTGGCGATCGGCTCCCCGCCAGGTTGTGCCGGCGCGGGCACGGGTGCGGCTGCGATGAATGAAGACATGGGTTCAGTGGCCAGAGAAGCGGGCAGGGAGGCGGTGGACGGGGCAAGGCTTCGCGGCACGCCGGAAGACTGCCCCGTGCCGCCTGATGCGCGGGGTCACGCTCGGTGTCAGCCTTTGCCGTCGCCTGGTGGGGCAGAGGCCGGGGCTGCGTTCTTGATCTCGCGCTCGATGCGCTCGATGTCCTTTTTGACGCCGCACTTCTCGTGCAGCTCCAGCGCCCGGCGCAGGTGCGTCAAGGCCTGTTGACGCTGTGCCTGTGCGTCGCCCTTGAAGCCCTTATCGAGCTGCGCGAGCAGGCCGTACGCGAGTGCCTTGTGGAGCTTGGCGCGCACCTCGTCCGGCATGTCTTCCTGCTCGACCAGGTGGAGCACGCGCTCGACCGATTCCACGTCGACCGGGCCGCCGGCGGTGGCCTGGCTGATCGCGTAGTTGGCGACCTCTTCAGCGATGAGGCAGGCCGTGGTGCGCTGGTACTGGTCGGGCATCGCCAGCTTGTGGCGGATCGCGTAGGCAGCCAGCGGCAAGGCACCCGCGAAGTCGCCCACGTCGATGCGCCACACCATGACCGTCATGAACACTTCATCCTGCAGGCCTGCGTCGGCCGCCAGCACGCCCTCCACCCAGGCGGCGTACTCGGGCAGCATGCGGCGCTTGACCTCCGCCTTGCGCGCGACGGACTGCACCAGCTTGAGCTGGCGGCGGTGGTCCGCCAATTGCGCCAGGACCAGCTCGTAGCCGTTGGCGTGGCTTAAGGGGCGGGCGTCCTCATCGGCCGCCGCCAGGGCGGCCGACACGCGCAGGAAATGGTTGCGGGCGGGCGTCGTCATTGCGCGGCCAACGTGATGTTCTCGGCCATCGCGGCGCAGCCCAGGTCTTCAATCACATACGCGTCGTTGCTCGACTCGAAGTTCTCGATGCGATCGCGGCGCGCGTTGTCCACAATGGTGCGACGGCGTGCGCTCTCCTGGTAGTAGATCGACAGGTTGTCCAGGCGCGTCACCAGCAGCCCATTGGCCGGGAAGAACGGCACGCGCACGGCCGGCATGTTGCCGATGCGCTTCTGGCTCACGATCAGGTCGACGGCCAGCGTGTCGGTCGGGCGGTGGTTCTGGTTGATGATCGGGAAGTACTTGTCCGCCAGCAGTTGCCGGCCGCACACGACCACCAGCTCCGGGTCTTCCGCGTACCACGGCTCGATCAGGTGGTTCACCAGGTCGAAGACCAGCGCATCCAGGTTCTCGTACTGCGCACCCGTGCCGCCGATGACGATCTTGTCGGCGTTCTTGCCGTCGTGCGTCATGACGCGCTGCGGGGCCTGCTCGCGCAGGTTCTGCAGCCAGCCCTTGTTCACGTCCTGCAGCAGCGGGTTGGTTGCGCGATCGGAGGTCGGCACGCGCTTGATGCCGTTAAAGCCAATCATCATTCGATCCAGCGCTTGGCGGCGGATGATGGCGTCGCGGATCCGCGTCTGGAAGTCCGGGAACTTAGCCCAGGCGTCCAGCTTCTGGTAGGTGATGTGCGTGTCGGAATTGGTCTGCTCGCAGCGGTACTTGCGCCCGTCCAGCGTGGAGATGTCTGATGTTTGGCGATCCTGCTTGGTGGTGTCGGTCGTGCTCGCCACCGGCCCGGAGACGCCCAGGCCAATCTTCTCGCCCTCTTGCTCGGTCACGCCGTGGAAGTTGATCTTCTTCAGGAAGTCGCTGGACTCCTGGATCTTGTCTTCAAGGCGCTGTTGCACGGTCGGCTCGACCGAGAACTTCACGTCGACGCGATCGACGCCGTTCAGTTTGGCGACTTCGGCCGCATAGGCATCGTAGAGACGGCGGGTGTTGTTACGCATGTGTTGACTCCGGTTGATGGTCTTCGTGGTGGTGCTGGGTCCGGTACCCGGGTCAGCAGTCGGTTTTGATGTCGGCCGCGCCATCGCCGCCAGTCGCGGGTGGGCGGGACGTGTACGCCTGGGTGGTCTCCATGCCGCTCTTGAGCGCGTTGAAGGCCTGGTCACGCTGATCGTTTTGGGTCTTCAGCGCGGCCAATTGGTCGTTGATGCTCTTGAATCCCGCAACCACCTGCTCGCCCATGGTCTGCACCTGTGTTGCTACGGTCTGAATGGCTTCCTGTGCGTCGGCGAAGCGAGCGTCGGTGCTGTCGTCCGCCTTGCGTTGCTTGGAGAAGAGCGCCTTGATGCTGTCGGCGAAACGCGACGGCACGGGAGCGGGGTCGGCAGATACCGATTGCGAGAGGTCTACCTCCACCGGGACCACTTCCGTGAAGAGGTTGGCAGGATCCAGCTTGCGCGCGGCCAGGGGATTCACAGGCGCCTGCGCGTTGAACTTGAGCACTTCGCAGCCCAGGCTGGCAGGGTTGTCAGTCACGGCAAGACCGACCAGGTAGGCCTCGCCGGTATCGGCAAAGCTCGGCTGCACCTCCATCGACGAGAAGATCTTTTGACGGGCCTTCGTCATCGCCACCAGCTCGTCGGTGGGATCAATCTGTGCGAATAGGCCCAGCTTGCCGTCCACCTCTTCCGTCTTCAGCGCAACCACGTCGCCGTAAGCCTTGAAGGGACCGGCCGGGTCGTAGCCGCGAATGTGTTCCAGGTTGACGCGCGCGGTATAGACCTTCGGGTCGTAGCTCTTCGCCATCTGGACGAGCGTTTCTCGGTCGATCACGCGGCCGTCGCTCGTCGCGCCTTCGGTGGCAATGCGGAAAAACTTGGTGGGCATGGTGTCCTCTGTGGTCGGTGTCCCGGTGGTTCGGTGGTGTTGCCATTTCAGCGCCGGACACCCGCGCGGGCAACGCGTTGATGTTGTGGAAACCCGCGCCACAACAGGCGCCGCGTGGCACGCGCGCGCGGGACCGGTAGCGTTGCGGCATGACTACGCTGCCGCCTATTGCCTCTCTCACGATCGACCCGGAAAAGGACCCGCGCCGCATCGCACGCACCCTGTACTGGCAGGGCTATCGCGTGGCGCGCATTGCCGAAATGCTGGGCGTGAAACCGGTGACGATCCACAGTTGGAAGCGGCGCGACGGGTGGGCTGACACCACGCCCGATGAACGCGTTGCGCTGACGATCGAAGAGCGCTTGATGCGCCTGGTCGCCAAGGACAAGAAGGAAGGGCGCGACTTCAAGGAGATCGATCTACTGCGCCGGCAGCTCGACAGCCTGGCGCGCCGTGAGCGCTACCGCGACGGCGGCAACGAGAGCGACCTCAACCCGAAGGTGGCCAATCGCAATTCGGGGCCACGGAAGAAGGCGGAGCGCAACGCGGTGAGCCCCGACGAGCAGAAGAAGCTGCTCGTCGCGTTCCACGATTCGCTGTTCGGCTACCAGGACGTGTGGTATCGCGCTGGCCAGGGCGAGCGCATCCGCAACATCCTGAAGTCGCGACAGATCGGGGCGACCTGGTATTTCGCGCGTGAGGCGTTCATTGACGCGCTGACGACGGGGCGGAATCAGATTTTCCTCTCAGCCAGCAAGGCGCAGGCGCACGTGTTCAAGCAGTACATCGTGCAATTCGCGAAGGACGCAGCCGGCGTCGAGCTGAAGGGCGACCCCATCGTGCTGCCGAACGGGGCGACGCTGTACTTCCTGGGCACGAACGCGCGTACGGCGCAGAGCTACCACGGCAACCTGTATTTTGATGAGTACTTCTGGGTGCCGCGCTTCCAGGAGCTGCGTAAGGTCGCCTCGGGCATGGCGATCCACAAGCACTGGCGGCAGACGTATTTCTCCACACCTTCCAGCCTGGCGCATGAGGCGTATCCGTTCTGGTCGGGCACGCTGTTCAATCGGGGCAAGCCGAAGGACAAGCAGATCAAGCTCGATGTGAGCCATGCCGCCCTGCGCGATGGCATGCGCTGCGCTGACGGCCAGTGGCGCCAGATCGTGACGGTGGAGGATGCGCTGCGCAGCGGCTGCAACCTGTTCGACCTGGATCAGTTGCTGCGCGAGTACAGCGACCTCGACTACGCCAACCTGCTCATGTGCGAGTTCGTGGACGACACGGCTTCGGTGTTCCCGTTGTCGCTGCTCATGCGCGGCATGGTCGATAGCTGGGAGGTGTGGGACGACTTCAGGCCGTTCGCGCCACGCCCATTTGGCTATCGTCAGGTGTGGGTAGGCTATGACCCCAACGGCGGCGGTGGAGACAGCGCTGCGCTGGTGGTGGTTGCGCCACCGCTGGTGCTGGGCGGCAAGTTCCGCGTGCTGGAGAAACACCAGTTCAAGGGCATCGACTACGAAGAGCAAGCCTCGGCCATCTTGCGCGTGTGCGAGCGCTACAACGTGACGCACATCGGCATCGACAGGACGGGCATCGGTGACGCGGTCTACAAGATCGTGACGAAGGTTCGTCCCGATGCGAAGGGCTACACCTACAGCGTCGAAGTGAAGACGGCGCTGGTGCTCAAGGCCTACGACGTGATCAGCAAGGGCCGGCTGGAGTTTGACGCCGGATGGTCCGACCTGGCCGCGTCGTTCATGGCCATCAAGAAGACCGTCACTGCCGGCGGTGGCCGCGTCACCTACCAGGCCGGACGCTCAGAAGAGATCAGCCACGCCGACCTGGCGTGGGCAACCATGCATGCGCTTTCCAATGAACCGATCGAAGGCGCAAGCGCGACCAACACCAGCATTTTGGAGTTCTCATGAGCCGCAACAAGAACCGCCGCGCCGCCGGCGCCAGTAACCCGCACGTGCGCACCGACAACGCGCAGGCACCGGCCGAAGAAAACACTGACCGTGCGCCGCGAGCCGAGGCGTTTTCGTTTGGCGATCCGATCGAAGTACTCGACCGGCGGGAGCTGCTCGACTATGTGGAATGCATGCGCATGGGGAAGTGGTTCGAGCCGCCGATGCCGCTCGATGGCCTGGCGCGGTCGTTCCGCGCGGCAGCGCATCACAGTTCGGCCATTTTTGTGAAGCGCAACATCCTAGTGAGCACGTTCATCCCGCACAAGCTGCTGTCACGCCAGGCTTTCGAGCGCTTCGTGCTGGACTGGCAGGTGTTCGGCAATGCCTACCTGGAAAACCGCATCAGCCGGGCGGCGTCTAGCATGGGGCTGCAACCTGCACTCTCGAAGTACATGCGGCGAGGCCTGGACCTGTCGACCTATTACTTTGTGCAGAGCTACCAACAGCCGCATGAGTTCGCGCCCGGTACGATCTTTCATCTGCAGGAGCCAGACATCAACCAGGAGGTGTACGGGTTGCCGGAATACCTCTCGGCGCTCAATGCAACCTGGCTCAACGAGTCGGCCACGCTGTTCCGCCGGCGCTACTACAAGAACGGATCGCACGCCGGCTTCATCCTGTACATGACCGACGCGGCGCACAGCCAGGAAGACGTTGACCGACTTCGCGAGGCGATGAAAAGCGCCAAGGGGCCGGGCAACTTCCGCAACCTGTTTATGTACGCGCCCAACGGCAAGAAGGACGGGATTCAGCTCTTGCCGGTGTCGGAGGTGGCGGCCAAAGACGAGTTCTGGAACATCAAGAACGTGACGCGCGACGATCAGCTCGCGGCACATCGTGTGCCGCCGCAGCTTATGGGCATCATTCCGTCCAACACCGGCGGCTTTGGTGATGTGGAGAAGGCGGCCAAGGTGTTCGCGCGCAACGAGGTGAAGCCGCTGCAGGATCGACTGCTAGCAATCAACGATTGGCTGGGGGACGAGGTGGTGCGGTTTGGCCCTTATGAGCTACGGTAAGCAATTACCAATCACACCATCTTAGATAGGGAACCTCGCCGTCCTGCCGTGCTGCGTTGTCGACGAACAATGACCAGTAGATCGACGGAGCGGTTGCCACGCTACGAATTTGGGCTTCTGTCGCGATTTCGAGGACCAGCTGACCGTAGCCTTGTCCCATTCCAAGTTGCCGACTTTCACCCGGTAGCAGACGGGCAGATTGCCCCGGAATCGGGCGTTCCGATGAGAACTCGAAATAGAAGGCGCGGTGGTTCCCCACAGTGCGCTCATATAGTTGACGAGGCGCTGCATTGACGTCATTTCGCAGCCTTCCAATCTCGCTCGGAATGGCTAAATGAAGGGTCCAATGATTGGCGGTTAGATTCCCCTCGTTTACAAGCTCGGGAACAAAGATGTACTCGTGCCTGTTTTGCGTGCGTTCGACAATTTGACGTGTGAATCTGCATGAGAGCCGCGGAGTTGTGCGTCGATTCATCACGTCACGGATCGCGTATCCATACATTGGTACTGACGAAGCATCGACGCGGTTGTAGTAACGCCGATCCATCTTGTTCTGGAACGCTGTATCACCTTCCGCAACTTCGACGACGAAGACATTTCCTTGGGCAACAGGAATGCACTTGATCGTGAAATCGGAAAAAGCTGGGTCGGTGTTCGAGTAGACGATCTCGCGCAGCCGGTCTTGGGTGACGCGATCGTCGGTTACGGGGGAAATCGTGCCCGCGAGCGAACGGCCATCCAGCTGCTGCTCTGCAATGCCGTAGATGATCGTGCCGCCTCCGGAGTTCGCCATCGCGGTGACATCGACGACCAACTCTTTGCGCGCGTCATTGGTCATATTGTTGAGCTTGATGCCATCCTTGAAGTCGAGGCTCACAGATTCGGCCTCAACTCCAAGTAGGGCTCGCAAGTCATCTTCGGAGTCGTACATGGCGGTGCTCGCAGGGAAGATTGCTTAAAGGTCCGTCACGCGCGGCAGCAAATCCTGGTCGACCAACCGGACCTCGATTTTGTTGGCGATGCGCACGTGCTCGGGATCAGCGTCGGAGAACGGCGCATCCGTGACGCTCACGACAATGGTGCCAATTTGCTTCTTGCCGTCCATCACGGGAATCAAGGCGCCGGCTTCGGGCACTTGCTGCACCGTCAGCGTCTGCGGCAGATAAATCATCCAGCCGACGCCAGGGCGATCCTTGAACACCTTGAGTGGAAAGTACCCACCCGATTCAAGCGTGATGGCGCTTGCTTGCCATTGCAGAGCTGCTGCTTGCACGACTGCTACTGCGCCTTCATAGGCCTGGGGAAAGGCTCCTGGTTTGACCCGCAATATGGCTGTCGATGTCTCGGGGCCAGCTCGCGCGATGAGTTGGAGGGACGCGCCGGTGGCATCGGTCTTGCCGTTCCAAATGCCGATGATGCGCGGGTCCACTTCTTTCCGCAGCTCTTCGGTCACAACGGCAGTGGCTGCCGTCGTCGGGCCGTTGGCGTCGAATACCTCGTACCGGGTGGCCTCTTCCTTGGAGTCGCCTTTGAGGTACCACTTGGACAACTCGGGCGACTGTTCACCCAGCACGCGGCAAAACGTTGCCAGCTCCTGCAGCAAAGCAATGGCTTCCAAGGCGCCTTTATGGCGAAAGACAGCAGTCAGCTCGTAAGGACGCTTCATGGTGTGTAGTGGGTCTCGATCGTCAGCCGCATGGCGGCAAAAATTCTGGTGAAGTAAGCGTAGCTGTTTGGCTGCATGAAGTGCCAATGTAGCTGAACGGGTGGCATGGGCTTCGCTACCAGGGCCTGTTTGGTGGCTTCTGCCATCAGGGGTTGGTCGCCCTTCCACCACTCAAACGGTGTTCCGAAGTCATCGAAGAACTGATCGTACTTGGCCTTGGCTTCCTGCAGGATGCAGGGGGCAGATTTGAAGCCGTCGAAATCGACGCCCGCAAAGTTCCACTCCGTGAACGGTGCGAAGCCCGTGATGCGTGCCTGATATGCCCGGGACACCTCAGACATGTTCCAGTTGCGCGTAACCAAGGTCCCTTTGTCGGGGGTGCAGTCTTTGCATTTTTCCTTGGTTTTCGTTTGTGCCTCGGTCTTGGCAATGGGCGCGGTGCGGGCGTTATCGGCTTCCTCTTTCCTCTTGAGTACTTCCTTGGTCGCGCCGTCGGCGACGACGCCTATGCCGAGAGCGACCAGCAGGCGCGCGAGCGCTCCTTCAATGAGTGGTGCGGCTGCGGCTGCCAT